TATTTTCTTTCTTAAATCCTGCAAGAGGAATTTCAAGACAATATTGATCATTTTCTAATACAAAATCAGAATAATGATTATAATTTAAAGCCTCATTAAATATATTATCAAATACATCTAATGGACTCCTACCATTCCTTAATGTTAATAGCATATTATATGTCTCCTTTATATCATTTACCTGCAAGATTTATGCCAAATTCTTACAGAGATAAAAAAATAAAATAGAGACAAAATTACATTATATTATAATTTTTAATATAGACAAAATGACACAGTTCTAATTTTAATTATTTTGTGTATATATTTATATGCCCATACCACAACCAAAAGATAATGAAAAACAAGCCGACTACATGGGTCGTTGCATGCATAAAGTCAATAAAGACAATCCAAAAATGCCGAATAAACAACAAGTTGCAATTTGCTTAAATACCTATAGCAACCCAAAGAAGAAAGCTAAAGCAAACGAAATCGAAGTAGACATGAGCGAAGATATTAAAAACTTGAACAAAGTAGAAGAAGTTAAGACCGAAGTAAAAGCAGAACTTGATGGTAAAGGCGAAGTTATTCAAACAACCTTGATGCAAATGCAAAATCAATACAAAATTTTACATTGGCAAACAATGTCATTTTCGCAACATAAATCATTCGATGAAATTGTAAGTAGTTTAGCAGAAAACATTGATGAATTTATTGAAACATACATGGGTAAATATGGAAGAGTAATTTCTGCTGGAACATTTAATCTTACTCTTGCTAATTACAAGGATACAGATTTTGTTGCTCTAACAAATAATTATATTGAATTTTTAATTGGATTAAATAACGTACTAGATAAAACTCAAGATTCAGATCTATTAAATATTAGAGATGAGATCCTTGGTTCACTTAATCAATTAAAATATCTACTAACATTGGTATAAAATTATGAGAAAAAAAGTTTATTATCTTGAATTCGACATTACAGAAACAGAAGCTTATCAAAGTAAATATGGTGGTAAAAAAAGAAGCGCATTAAAAGATAGTGACTTTTTATTTCCAGAAACTCGTACATTTCCAATTATGTCAGAGCAAGATGTAAGAGATGCAATTAGTAATTTTGGTCGCATGAAAAGCAATATGAGTTACGATACATTTGTTCATAAACTCTGGAATAAAGCAAAATCCAAAGGTCTTGAAGGTGGAATGCCAGCAAGCACTAAGGAAAAATATAATCTTAAATAATTGAATTTCTTTAATATATACTTAATATATTAAATGAATGAAGTATTAGCAATTTCAGATATTCACCTTGGCGATAAAGATTGTCAAGCTAACCAGTTACTTAAAGTATTAAAAAAAGAAAAAGCAAAAACTATATTAATTGTTGGCGATTTATTTGATCATCATAATTTAAATAGACTCAATAAAACTCATTGGAAAGTATTATCTAAACTAAGAAAATTAAGCAAAAGAAGCAAAATCATATATTTAATTGGGAATCATTGTTTTCTTAAAGCAGAATTTATGAGTATTCTTCTTGGTTTTGATTGCAGAGACGAGTATGAATTTGAGATAAAAGATAAGAAATTTATAGCAGTTCATGGTGATATATTTGATATATATTTTAGTAAATATAAAAGTATCACAGAATTTATAGTTAATTTTTATTATTTTATTAGACACTATACGCCATTTGCGGATAATTTCTTTAAATTATTAAGAAAGAAAACAGAATCTTTAGGTGAAAAAACTTCTAATATAAAAGGAAATGCTATTAAATACTGTGAATTTAATAATAAAGACTCAATTATTTGTGGTCATAGCCATAAACCTGAGCATGAATATGGTAAATTTGAATATATTAATACTGGAAGTTTTTGTGAAGAAAAGGTTAGTTATGTTGTAATAGATAAGAAAGGAAAGGTCAATTTAATTTATTTAGATTAAATTAAAAATTAATGGTATAATATTGTTAATGAAAAGATATTGTATTTCTTGTGGTTCTCCTACAGAATATTCGCTTAAAAAGCCAATTTTTTGTTCAAATTGTGGTAATTCTTTTGATAAAATTCAAGTTAATAAAGTTACTCAAAAACCAATAGCAGAAAAAAGAACTATTAATCCAGTAATAGCTAATAATGTAGACTACGAAATTGATAATGAATTAGATGATATTATTGTTCCAGATATTTCTAAAATTGAAATAGAGATAAAATCAGATAATGATATAAAAAATAAAGGTACAAAACTTGGAGAAATAATAGGTACAGCAATTCCATCCGAAGGAGAAAAAAAAGTTAGACAAAAAATTAAAGGCAAAAGGAATTCTAAAAAACAAATATTAGAGGATTTTTCGAAAGAAGCAGGAACAATCAAAAAAAATAAAGATTCTAAATGAAGTCTTCTAAAGTGACCTTCGAAAATAAAATTTCGGAGATAAATCAAGAAATCAATAAAAGAAGACATAAATGGAATCTAACAACTTTGGCTTGGATGGATTTTAACGATGTATCTCAAATATTAAGGATACATATCTATAAAAAATGGAATTTATATGATCCCAAGAAACCACTTGCTCCATGGGTTAATCGTATTGTAAGTAATCAAATTAAAAATTTAATCAGAAACAACTATGGTAATTATTCTAGACCATGTTTAAGATGTGCAGCGGCAGAACAAGAAGATGGTTGCACAATTTATGCATCTCAATGCAATAAATGTCCACTATATGCAAAATGGGAAAAGAGTAAAAAATCTGCACATGATATTAAATTACCAGTTGCACTAGAGAATCATACTCAAGAAGTTCACAATATTATTGAAGACGAAATTGATATTGAAAAAACAGCACAAAATATTCACACAAAAATGCAACAAGTACTTAAGCCTATTGAATGGAAATTTTATGAATTATATTATATCAAGCATAAGTCTGAAGAAGAATCAGCAAAATTAATGGGATATAAAACTACAGAAAAGAATAGAAAGATTGGATATAAACAAGTCAAGAATCTTAAAAAATCCATTATGACCAAAGTCAAGAAATATTTATATAATGGAGATATAGATATTCATTAATATGAGTGAAAACTTACCAGAACTTACAGAAGAACAACAATTAAATCTATTAAATGAATGGAATAATCGCGCAGATAATCCACCATCATTAACAGAATTAGTTAAATTAGCTTTTGGTCGAGATGATCTTGATGGCAGAAGCAAAGAAGGTAAAGCTGTAAAACAATTTCTCGCAGCAAGACAAATTAAACCACGAAAGAGTCATGAATATCAAGCTAAGGGTCTTATTGAATTAACAGAAGATCAAAAAGAATATATTAGTAATAATTGCGCGACTATGACAGGAATTGAAATAGCCAAAATTTTATTTAAAAATGAATCATTAACAAATCTTTCTCAAGAAACCAGAAGTGTTCTTGAATATATGAAAACTATACCAAGTAACATTAAATATCTTAATGATACAAATGAAAATGCTGCTACAGAAATATATAAAGCTCCAAGAAGCGAAGAAAGAATGATAGCGAAAATTAATAGATATATATTAGATGGAATTGACAAAGAAAAGATTACTCCAAGACAAAAGAAAGAAGTAAATTCTTTGATTGGTTACATGAATACTTATAGATTTACTCATCAAATTAATCTCTATGATGATGAAAATGATAGAGAACTTTTTGAAAGCAGCTTTGTAAGATATACTTATGATAAAAGTGATTTAACTCAAGAAGAAGTTGATCAATATATTGTTTTAGCAACAGAAGTAGTAATATCATCAAGTATTCAGCAAACTATTACAACTCTTCAAAATCAAATAGATATTGCAACTCAAGAAGATGGTAAAATTCCTATGACACTAGTAGAAGCTAGTAGCACAGCTAGAAAAGAATATAATGATTGCGTTAATCGTCAGCAAAAACTACTACAAGACCTTAAAGTTAAAAGAAGCGAAAGGCTTAGCAAACAAGTCAAAGAAAACGCTAGTATCCTTAATCTTGTTGAAATGTGGAAACAAGAAGAATCAAGGCAAAAACTATTAAAAATAGCAGAACTTAGAAAAAATACTATTAAGAAAGAAATTGAACGTCTTGGTACAATGGATGAATTAAAAGCTAGAATACTTGGAATATCAGAGGATGATATTTTAAACGGATAAATTTATGTCAGTTATATGTAAAGTAGATGGAAAAGAGTTTCCAAGTGAAAAGGCATTACATATGTCGCTCAAGGGCTATGGCTTAAATAAAGTTAAATACTATCAAACATACTTTGAAAGACGAGACTTATTAACTAATGAGCTTATTAATTTTAAAACCAAAGAACAATATTTAAATAGTGATTTTAATGATAAGAACAATATGAAAAAATGGCTAAAGCAACAGCCAATCGAAAAAGCTCAAGAATATTGTAAACAACTATTATCCAAAAGAAAAGATGATAAAAATTTAACTTATAGTCCTTCTCAAGTAGAGTTAAGAACAATCATGGCACCATCTATTGTTTTTTATAATAAGATATTTGACGATTATTATGATGTTTGTTCAAGTTTAGGATTGGAGAATAGATTTATTCATCCCAAAAATATAGTAAATCAATTTACAAACAAATTAAATAAAAAATCAATTATATATGTTGATACAAGAGAACAAAGTTGGTTAAAGTTTGATACAAAGTTTGAAATTAAGACTTTACCATTTGGAGACTATTCTTGCAGTAATGATAATTGTAAATGCTTTATAGAAAGAAAAAGTTTAAGTGATTTTATTAGTACATTGAGTGTCAAAAACTTTGATAGATTTAAAAATGAAATAGATAGAGCAAAGAAAAGTGGAGCATATTTAATTGTTATAGTTGAAGAAAAACTATCTAACGCACTTAGCTTTCAATATCTTCCACATATTAGCAAAAAGATTAAGGCAACTCCAGAATATATATTTCATAATGTCAGAGAATTATTACAAAACTATGATAATCTACAATTTCTTTTTGTAGATGGAAGAGGAGAGATGACGAGAGTAATTGAGTCTATTTTTACATCAAATTGCTTTTACAAGCAAGTAGATCTTCAATTAGCTTATGATCTAAAACTATTATGATATATTCTCCAGATAAATATAAAAAAGATTATCCAGATATTAATAAAGAATTAATGGAACTTAAAGGTATTCTTAATGACAAAGATGCTAAAATTTCTCTTGCTAAATTTTTAAGAGCTAATTTAGGGTTTACTACCGAACTTATAAGTGGTATCAAATTAGCGCCATATCAAGAGATTCATCTTAAAGGTTTATTAAATAGAAACTTTAGTATGTGCGTATTTGGTCGAGGCTGTGGTAAAAGTTTTATTGCAAGTATATTTTGTTTTCTTCAATGCGTTTTTGAACCTAATACTAAAATCCTAATTGCAGGACCAACATTTAGAACAGCTAGATTTATATTTAATAATTTGGAAAAGATTGTAAATAGCAAAGGCGCGGAACTTCTTCAGCAAGCTTTTGGCGTAAAAAGTAAAAGAAATGATCAATATGAATGGTCAATTAATGGTGGAAGTATTGTAGCTATCCCTTTAAGTGGAGAAAAGATTCGAGGATTCCGTGCTAATGTACTAGTGCTTGATGAGTTTCTTTTGCTATCTGAAGATATTGTTAAAACTGTTTTGATGCCGTTCTTGGTTGCTCCACAAAATATGAAAGAACGAATGGAGATTAGAGAAATGGAAGATGCTTTAATTAGAGAAGGAGCGATGAAAGAAGAAGATAGAATGGTGTTCGAAAATAATAGTAAAATGATAGCTCTTTCTTCTGCAAGTTATACATTTGAAAATCTTTATAAAACATATAATGAATGGGTAGAAAAAATTCATTCAAAAGAAGATACAGAAGCATCTTATTTTGTATCTCAATTAAGTTATGAAGCTTTACCTCCAGAGATGGTAGATAAAACAATTATTGAAGAAGCTCAAAATGGAGGATCAAGTCATAGTAGTTTCTTAAGAGAATATTGTGCAAGATTTATTGATGGTAGTGATAGTTATTTTAGCGCAAAAAAGATGGAAGAATGCACGATTCCAAATGGTCAAACTCCTCATACATTAATGAAAGGAACTCCTGGAAAAAAATATATTCTTGGTATTGATCCTAATATGAGTGATAGTCCTAATGCGGATTATTTTGCTATGGCAGTAATGGAAATTGATGAAGAAACTAAAACTGGTACATTAGTTCATACTTATGCTGGATTAGGCAATTTAAAAAATCACGTTAATTATTTATATTATCTTATGACTAATTTTAATATTGTATTTATGATTTTGGATAATGCTGGCGCTGATATATTTCTTTCTGCTTGTAACCAATCTGAATTATTTAAAAGCAATAATCTAGTAATCAATACTTTCGAATTTAATTCTGATTTAGAGGGCGCAGATTATGATCAAGAAATTCGTAAAGTTCGAAATAATTATAATCTAGAATCAAAGAAAATAGCTTTTAATCAGGTATTTACAAGTAACTTTATTCGTAAAGCTAATGAACATTTGCAAGCCTCTATTGATTATAAGAAAATATGGTTTGCTAGTAAAACTTGTGCTAATGATAACTTCTTTGAAACGGTATTTAGTCAAAATATTCCATTAGATTTAATGAAAACAGAAGAAAAGAAAGATTGGTCTACTCTGGACTTTATTGAAAATCAAGACGACTTTATATATCAAACTAAAAAACAATGTACTCTAGTAGAACACTCATCTACAGCTAGAGGTACTCAATCCTTCGATTTGCCTCAACACTTGAAACGAAGCAGTTCATCTAATAAAGCTAGAAAAGATAATTATTCTGCACTTTTATTAGGAAATTGGGGTTTAAAGTGCTATTATGATATAATGACCGCCCCAAAAGAGGAAATATCTCAGACTTTCACCCCAATAATGATAAAATAAGTGTAATATTTAGCAATATATGAGCAAAAAAACCCAAAAAATCGAAGAAACAAAGGCATCAGTAGAACTACCACAACCTCAAGATCAAGTAACACCGCTTATGGTATATGGAACTGATGCATCAGACAAGAAGAGAGCAAAAATAGCAGAGATTAGGGGTTCAACTGCTATGCGTAGAAATGCTTCTTCTACGATCGAAAGAACTGATAGGTTTATTAATATTGATACAGGTATTATTCCTTTTAGATATTCTAATTATGTTAAAAATCTTTCTACTTTAGATGTTAGAGATGCTATTATTTTGTGTCAAAAAGCTTATTATAATGTAGCTATTTTCAGAAACACAATTGACTTGATGACAGAGTTTTCTGATAGTCCAATTTACTTAACTGGTGGAAGTCAAAAATCAAGAGAATTTTTTGAAGCATATTTTAAGAAAATCAATCTAGCAAGTTTCCAAGATCAATTCTTTAGAGAATACTATAGAAGTGGAAATGTATTCACTTATAGATTTGATACCTCTTTAACTAGCGAACAACTTTTAAAGATAACTCAAACTTTTGGTTCTAAATTAAAATCAATTGCTCAAGATGGATCAGTTAAACTTCCAGCAAGATATACTATTATTAATCCAGCAGATATCTACGTTGGTGGAACAGTTAATTATGCTTTTAATGTTTATTATAAATTATTGAGTGATTATGAATTAGAAAGATTAAGAGATCCAAAAACAGATGAAGATATTGAAGTTTATAATAATCTTCCTCAAGATGTTAAAGATAAAATCAAAAGTAAAAATAATTCCTATATTCTTGTTCCATTAGACAAGACTAAACTCGCAGCAGTATTTTATAAGAAGCAAGATTACGAGCCACTTTCTATTCCAATGGGTTTTCCAGTTCTTGATGATATCAACTGGAAACTTGAAATGAAGAAGATGGACATGGCAGTAACAAGAACAATGCAACAAGCAGTTCTATTAGTTACAATGGGAGATAGTCCTGATAAAGGCGGAGTAAATCAAAAGAATCTTCAAGCGATGCAACAATTATTTGAAAATCAAAGCATCGGAAGAGTTCTTATTGCCGACTATACAACAAAAGCTCAATTTGTTATTCCAGATATCGGCAATCTAATTGGACCACAAAAATACGAAGTAGTAGATCGTGATATTCAAATTGGATTAAATAATATTCTTATTGGTAACGAAAAATTTGCAAATACAAGTATTAAGGTTCAAGTATTCGTTCAAAGATTAAAACAAGCCAGAGAAGTATTTATCAATGAATTCTTAATTCCAGAAATTAGAAGAATGAGCAAAGATATTGGTTTTAAGAATTTCCCAACTCCAACATTCCAAGATATTGATATTAAAGATGATGTTCAATATTCTAGAATTTATAATAGATTAGTTGAACTTGGAGTATTAACTGCAGAAGAAGGACTAGCCGCAATTGAAACTGGAAGATTACCAACTCAAGAAGAATCTATAGAATCTCAAAGAAAATTCAAAGAACTAAGAGATGAAGGTTTATATCAACCTCTTATTGGTGGAAGTGCAGCTGGACAAGCTGGAAGACCATCAGGTTCTAGTGGAATACCTCAATCTACAAAAAATGTAAAACCAATTGGCACAAAAGCTTCATTCTCAGTTGTGAAAATTAAAGATAATATTTTAGCATCTCAAAATCTAGAAGAAGAAGTTAAATCTGCTGTTAGAAAGAAGTTTAATGTTAAAAAATTAAGCAATCAACAAAAAGAAAATGCAGAAAAAATATCTGAAATTATTATAGCAAATGAAACTCCAGAAAATTGGACAGCTAAAATTCAAGAATATATAGAAAAGCCTTTTGATCAAAACGAAGAGCAAATTAACAATATTCAAGAGATTGCAGCCGAACATCAAGTCACAAATTACCTAGCTTCATTGTTGTATCATAGTAAAGCTTAAAAAGTGTAATCCTATACAAGGATTAAGGTAAATGGCTAGAAATAGAATAATCTACAATGTAGAAGGTTTGTATGTTGCTCCATATTCTGGAGAGCAAAATCCTAATTCGGACTATTATTTAAGTGGTTATAGAATACTTAAAAGATTAGAAAAAGTACAAAATTTTAATTATTCTATACAAGAAAATAGAGCAAATGCTCAAGGATTTGGTCAAAAACAAAATATTTTTCGTGGAATTTCTGGCCCACCAGAAGTAACTTTTAATTTCTCATATATTCCAGATGGTGTTACAAATGAAAATAGATTAAATTTTAATGTAGGGACTTTTGATTCAACTACTCAATTACCAATGTTTTCTGGTTTATGTTCTAATAATTCACTTTATAATGATAGAGATTTTTATTTAGTTATTAATAAAAATGATGATGATCTTTTTGGAAATTATGAAATCAATGATTATTCTATATCTCCTACTGGAATTATTGATGTACTAGATCCTAATAGTGTTAATTATGGATTATTGCACTTTCAAAATGCATATCTTAATGAATATGCTTTTAATGTTTCGGTAGGAAATTTACCAACTGTAAATCAAAGTTATGTTTCAGATAATATAGTTTTTTATACAAGTGGATATGATATAAGATATTCAATTCTTGATATAAAATCTGGAATAAATCAACCTCAAAATGATAAAATTTTAGTTCCTAAAGCTTTAAATTTAAATCAACCTTCAATAAGTGGTCAAAATATTCTTTTGCCAGGAGATGCAAATGTTACTTTTTATACAAGTAATACTAATGGAGTTTTATTTTATACTGATACAATTCAAAGTCTAGATTATACATTATCTTTCAATAGAAAACCTTATAGATCAATAAATTATAAATTTCCTCTATTAAGAAAAATAGAATTTCCAATAAATGGAAAATTAAATACTAGTTTTGTTGTAAAAGAAAATTTAAGTGGATCATTTTTTGATACTTTAAATAGTGATGATGATTATAATGTTGTTGTTAATTTTAATAGTAATAAAAATGGAGTATATCCAACAAAATTAACTTTTAGTGGTTGTAAATTTACAAATATTAATTATGACTCTTCTATTGGAAGTAATAAAACTGCTACATTAAGTTTTGATTTTGATCTTGATCCAGATTTTGGAAGAAGAGGGCTCTTTGTAAATGGAAATGTGTTATATATAAATTCAACATTTGGATTAAAAGGTACTGAAAATAATGTAGAATATAATTTATTAGGAACAGAATCATCAATAGAATATAATTTAATTTATAATAATGGTCAAATTCCATTATAATAATAAGTGTAATAAATTTTATGCCATATAAAAATGTAAAAGATTTTAATTCAGTAACTGGTTTTAATTTAAATACAGATTCTATTTTAGGTATTCAGAATAATGAATTAAAAAGATTAAATGGAAATAATGCAAATTTAATAATTCCAAATATAACAGCTCAGACTGGAACTTTTTCTGCTGTAGATTTAAATAGTATTGATGTTTTAGCTATTTCTGGAATCACTTTAAGCTTAACTAATACTAATACTTATATTTCTGGTGGTGTCACTTCTGTTAATGGATATCCTCTCAATAATATTAGTGGATCTTTAAATATTTTAAGCGGAAATATAGTTAATACTGGAGCAGGATTAAATAATAAAATTGATTCAGTTAGTGGAGCAAATTGTTTCGTTTTACAAGCATCGACAATCAATACCGCTAACGCAGATAGTAATAAATATAATTATTTTATGGGACATGGTAGAACTTATTCTGCAGCAAATGGTCAGAGATTAAGAAGCGTATTACAAAATTGTGTAGCTAAAAAAGTAGCATATACAACACAACAAGCAGCAGCATCTACAATGGGAACATCAGGTACTTTGTATTTATGGAATAGTACGAAAAATAATTTATATCTTTTAACTTCTGGAACAACTGGAATATGGACAGTTGCAGATGCTAATTACTATGAATTTACAGGAACAAATTTAAATATTCCGATTTCAGCAGGAGACAGAATTTCATTTGCTTTAAATATAAGTGGCGCAGCAGCAACAGTATCAAATTTAACAAGTATGGTTGATTTATATTGTTATTCATATTAATTTATGCTTTCATATACTTATGTTGCTGGTACAGATACTTATACAATTACTGGAAATGATAATACAGACATAAATCTTACTATACCAGACACATGGAATGATGGAACAAATGGAACAAAAGCGGTAACAATTGTTGGCGCAAGTGCATTTTTAAATTCAACTAGTTTAGTTTCAGTAATTTTAGGAAATAATATATCTAATATTCAAACTAGCGCATTTAGTGGTTGCACTAATTTAACTAGTATTACATTTACAAATACTTTAACAAGAATTGGTGGTACAGCATTCGCTAATTGCACAAGTTTAATATCGGCAATCATTCCAAATACAGTAAATAATTTAGGAAATGGCATATTTAGTGGTTGTACAAATTTAAATAGTGTTACTTTTACAAATAATGCTTCAATATTATCAATACCTACTAATACTTTTTATGGATGTACAAATTTAAATAATTTCATCGTACCTGATAATATAACAACTATTGGTGGAAGTGCTTTTTATAATTGCACAAATTTAAGTAATATTAATTTAAGTAATTCATTAACACAAATTAATGCAAGCGCATTTGAATTGTGTACATCTTTAGCAAATATTTCTTTTCCAAGTACTTTAAATAGAATTAATACTGGCGCTTTCAGTGGATGCACAAGTTTAATTAATATAATAATACCAGATAGTGTTACTCAAATGTTTGGCGCAGTATTTTATGGATGCTCCGCACTCACAAATATTAAACTTTCTGAAAATATATCTTCTTTAGGCGCAAGTTTATTTGAAGGATGTTCTAGTTTAAATAATATTAAAATTCCAAATAATGTAAATCAAATTTTATATGCAGCATTCAGGGGATGTTCAAATTTAACATCTATAATTATTCCAAGATCAGTTACAATTTTTAATGACAATATTTTTGAAAATTGTACTTCTTTAAAAGATATTTATTTTTTAGGCAATAATCCTGATATATCTAATACTACTATAGATGTATTATTAAACATAAGTCCAACTGCTACAATTTATTATTATGATGTTAATCCTGGTTGGCCATATAATTTTGGCGCACAAGTTTCATTTAAAATACTTAATAATTTAAAAAATTCTAAGCTTAAAACATTTGGTCTGAATGTAAGTTCTGGCGCAACTTCAATTAAAAAAATAAATGCAGGAAATGGTAGTTTAAATTTAAAAATTAAATAATAGATTTATATATTATAAATATTTATAATATAGTGTAATATCTTATGAAAACTATGCTATCTAAAATATTTGGCCCAAATTGGAGATCTAGTTCATCTGGAATAGCCACAGTCGTAGCAGTTTGTACAGCAATAGCAATTCATAGTGATCCTTCATTAGTAGCATTTCTTCCAGATGGTGTTGAAAATTATGTATTAGGAATTTCAAAATTAGTTGCAGTTGTTAGCGGAATTATTTTTGCATTAACAGTAAAAGACGCAGCAGTTACTGGTGGAACAGTGGCTCAAACAACTGAAGCAAAAGACAGAACAAATGGAGAAAACATATGAATAAATTACAATTAGTCGCAGTTGCTCTTTTGAGCGTATTTCTTGGTGCTTGTGCCACAACTCCAACTGGTCAAGTTGATCCAGCAACAAGCGTTTCAAATGCACTACCATATGTTAAACCAGCAGTTATTCTTGCTTGCACTGTTGTTCTTGATCAAGCCCTTTCTCCAGCAGATCGCGTAGAAAAAGCTAAAATGATTAATCATGTTGCAAGTATTGTAGAGGGATTGACAGTTGGTACTGCTCCAACTCCAGATCAACTTCAAAAAGCACTTAATGATTATCTTCCATCTGAAAAAACTCATTGGGTAAATTATATTACTGTAATTAAAGATATTTATGCTCAACAATTTGCTAGAATAGATGGAAATACTGCTCTCGCAATTAAGGTACTTAACGCTATTGCATCTGGATGTAAAGATGCCACAGCGAGTTATGTAGAGTAATCATGCCAACTGGAATAATTCAAGCATTACTCTCTGCAGTATCTGGAATATTCTCAGCAATTAATAACGTATTCGGCGCCAAGAATACAAAAGAAATGAAAGAACGCCAAGAAGCTCAAAAAGAAGTTAATTATCAAAGTGAAATAGAAAAATCTGTTAAGGAGAAAAATCTTGAAGAAGTTCGTAAACGTATTAGTTCTTAATTGTCTTCTTATTGGTTGCGCTACTGTAACACCAAATAAAATAGAAGATGATAAGTCTTCTTATGATGCAAGTACTCCAAAACAATATGATAAAGATAATGGTGGATTGATTTCTTTCATTGGTGACGACGCTCTTATTACAAATCAAGCTAGAGCGCGTTATAATAATTTAATTAGTATGTATAAAATTAAATTTAAAAAAGAAAAAGCTATAGAACTAAAAGAAGACTCTGGAATTAAACCTTATAAAGATAATTTTGGCAATGAACTTTATCTTATTGATAGTGAACATCTTGTTTATTTTGGAGTTTTAAACTCTTGGTTAAAAGAAAAAGTTCCTGCAGATAATATCATAGATAAAACAATAGATAAAATAAATAACTAAAATGGGTAAATTAATTTCTAGTCAAAAAACTATAGCAGGAGTCTCTGGTTTAAAACCAAATACTTATTATAGAGTTAAAAGTTTATTAGGAAGTATTTATTTATCGGAGATATTTAATGCCACTGATTCTTATAATGCATCAGTAGATACTATAAGTATATGGCAAAATGGAGACATAAATTTAACTCCAATTACAGCTTTAAATGCTGATCCAGAATGGATAAATCCAAATACAAATCAAAATATAGATAATACATTGATTCCAGTTGGCGCAGTTATTTTAATAAATAGTAATACAAACCATTCTTATAGCGGCGCAGTGTTAGTTAATTATTATCAAGGCAAAACTTCTATTAAAAAACAAAATTTAAGTGTGTTAATTCCATTTCAGATTGGAGCTGATGTATACCCAAATAATCTTTATACATTTAAATCAGCAACAACTAATCTTTTAGGAACAGTATTTAATCCAAGTTTGTTCAATACTGCATATGGCGATACAATTAATATTACTCCCCCAAATCAATTAGCAAACGAAACTTTTTATTTTGATGGATCAACATGGCTGGATGCTAATTATACACCAAGTGATAATTATATTATACCAAATGATTCCCTTATACAGATACAAACTAATAATATAAGTTCAGTACCAGTTGGTGGTGGAGCAATTATACAAAAATATAATAGTGGCAAAATAATTGCACCAAAAGGCAGTAAATATGAATTAATTTTTACAATTTCTCCTATAAATGAAATATATAAAATTTATACTAATAATATTGATCCGCAAGGTATTAGCGCAAGAACATCTAAAAATGAATATGATATTGAAATTATAAAAGACGAAGGAACATTTTGGTTTACGCATTTTAGAAATATAAATAATGGATATTATTGTAATTCATTTTTTTCATCTGACAATGAACCAGAAGATTTTAGAGATGTCAATTGGGATAATTATGCTTATAATGATCTTGATGGATGTCCTAATTTAAATTATACAAGATTAGATATATTAATTAATCAAAGATACTAACTATGCTTTCAAAAAAATCTCTCGATCTCATTCTAGAATTTGAAGTTGGTGGTGGCGAAAACTATTATAATAAATTTTTAAAAAATCCAACTTGGCCAGGTGAGCAAAGTGGAGTTACAATTGGAGTTGGTTATGATCTCGGATATGTTAATAAAGCAGAATTCATAAATGACTGGAAAGAATTAAATCAAAAAGATTTTGATAGATTATATAAAGTAGTTGGGATAAAAGGAATAGCGGCAAAAGATCTTGTAAGAGGATTAAAAGATATTTCTATTCCTTGGGAACTTGCACTCAAAGTTTTCATGAATAAAACAGTAACTAAATTTTATAATTTAACGCGCGAAACTTTTCCTAATTTTGATAATCTTCCAGAAGATGCAAAAGGCGGATTAGTTAGTCTTGTATTTAATAGAGGAAATGGATTAGAAGGTGATCGCCGCCGCGAAATGAAATTAATACGAGATGGCATGAAATTAGTATCAATTTATGATCAAAAAGCTCTTACATTTATTGCTAATCAAATAAGAAGTATGAAAAGAATATGGCTTGGCGGAAGTATAGAAAAAGGCATGAGTCGCAGACGAGATGCAGAAGCTAATTTAATAGAAAATTCATTAAATGTGTAATAACTGCTATGAGAAAATTAATATTAGTATTACCTTTATTATTTTTAATTAGTTGTTCTGAACAAAAATATGATAGTAGAGAATTGCCCACGAAATATTCAGATTCAGCCACGATGGGCTCTGCGGATGATGTTACTAAAGAATTGTATAAGAAATAATTAAAATTAATTAAAATATATAAGCTTTTTGTGTATATTATATATAAGAATATGAATTACAATTCTGAACAATATGGCTTTGATTTAAATGCCAAAAGAAAAGGACCAAAATCCTCCGCCCAAACTCCAGCGAAACCATCAGAAAGAAAAAAAGGTTCGTCTCGTAATAAACCTGGAAGCGCAGGAACTAAAAGCGATAAAGCAATTGAATTTTCTAAAAAAGTAATTGAAGCTCTTAAAAATAAAGTTAAAGAGCATAATTCGAAATATAGTAAAAAAGTTACACTAGGTCAACTTAAAAAAGTATATCGTAGAGGAGCAGGAGCTTTTTCTTCATCTCATAGACCAGGAAAAACAAGAGGCCAATGGGCAATGGCTAGAGTAAATATGTTTCTTAGAATGGTAAGTGGTAAACCAGTCAAAGACGCTTATCGTAAAGCTGATAGTGATATAGCTAAAGCAAAATATGAAACCATAATTGAAGCACATTTAGAACCTTCTGATGAAGATTTTAATCAAGCAGATTTAGATATTGAACAATATAATCTTAATGATTTTGATTTTATTTCAGCAGATGAATTATATCTAGATGATGAAGAAGATGGTGTAAATATATATGGATTAAATAATATTATATAAAAATATGAATTTTGAATTTATAACAACATTTGCAAATCTACAAGTTAAACCATTAGTCAGCGAAGAGAAAGACAAATATCTTTCATTAGCTTCTATTGATAGTTTAAAGAAATTTGTACCAAATATTGATACAGAGAAGAATATTGATTTGCTTCCCATTGCTTTTGATGCTTGCGTAGTTAATAGAGTTAATAAAAATGGTGATGTAGTAGACTCTTCAACAGCAGTAGAAATGCTTAAAAATTTCGTTAATAAACCAATTAATGTTGAGCATGATAGAACAAAAGTTGTTGGTTGTATATTAACAGCTAATTTTAGTAATTTTGCTGATAATCAAGTAATCACAGAAGATCAAGCTAAAAAGATGAAAGAACCTTATTATATTACTCTAGGTGGAGTAATCTGGAAAATTATTAATCCTCAATTATCTAACCTTATTGAAGAAAGTAATGATCCTTCTAGTGAAAATTATATGAATGTTAGTGCTAGTTGGGAACTTGGATTTAATGAATATGATTTAGTTCTTCTAAATAGTAATAATAAAAATCTAGAAGATGCTGTATTTGTCTCTGATGAAAAAGAAAAAGAAAAATTAAAGAAAAATTTAAAAGCTTTTGGTGGCTCTGGTAGAGTAGATAAAAATACATCTATTTATCGTCAAGTATTAGGAAATGTTATTCCATTAGGAATAGGCTTAACAGCTAATCCTGCTGCTGATGTTCAAGGAGTAGCCGTCAAAGACGAGAGTCAAATGGATATCGAAATATCCAAACCAGAAGAAAATGGCCAAATGTCAGATTCTTCAGAAGTATCTTGCGAAAATAATATTTCACAAGATGAAGAAAATACTGTAAATGAAGAAGGAGTTATAAACAGAATAATTATGAAAATAGAAAATATCAACCAAATAACAGACGAGCTTTTGAAGCAAGTAACTGCTTCTAGCGTAGCCGATTTCATTCAAGACGAGCTAAAGAAAGCCTCAGAAGCTTTCGTAGCCGAAAGGACTGAAAAAGATAACGCTATTAAAGCCGCTCAAGAAAAATATGAATCACTTTCTGCTGAAAGTGATAAAGTAAAAGAAGAGCTAGAAAAACTCAAAGCCGCTCTTGCTCAACTAGAGGAAGAAAAAGCTGCTAAGATTAAAGAAGAAGCATTTAATGTAAGAATGGCTTCTCTTGACGAAGAATATGATCTAACTGATGAAGATCGTCAAGTTCTAGCTGCTGACGTAAAAGATTTGAATGATGAAACTTTTGCTGCTTACAAAAATAAGATGGCCGTTCTTATGAAAGAAAAAAGTAAGATGGCTAAAAAAGCAAAAGAAGAAGAAATGAAAAAAGCTAAAGCTTCTGAAGCCGCACAAGTAGCAGAAGAAGTTAAAGCTTCAACAGCTTCTGAACAATCTGCAACCGAAGTTGTAGATGAAGTTCTCGATAATTCAAATATCGAAACTAATTCAATCCCAAATTCAACAACAACCGTTGAACCTTCGCTACGTGAAAAATATAGCAAGGCCTTCGGTCTTGAAGGATTTGATATTAAATAAACAAATAAGGAGAAAATAATATGGCACATACATTAAGACCATTCAGAGACTACAGCGAACATGATGTAGTCAACCTATTTGCTTACAGTGGAAATCAAGGCACCGATGGTGTTATTGCCACTGCAGGTACAGTAGTTAAAGTCATCGGAAACGGTTTTCAACCAGTTGTAGCTACTACAACCCCAGGTGGAACAGGATTCCTAGGAGTAACACCAGTTGATCTAGCTGGTGCAATTGGTACACCATTTGCAAACATAGTTTCTGATCGCTATGCTTTAACAGCAAAAGTCACAGCTGCTATCTCAGGCGATACAGCACTCGGAATTACTCTCAGAGGATGCCAAGAGTTGGATGAAAACGGTCAAAAGCTCGTTCATTTCCCACGCAAAGCTGCTGAAAAGGGAGTAGTTATCAGTGGACAAAGCGTTCCAGTTCTAACTAGAGGCGTTGTAGTCTATAGTGGATCAGAAATTGCTAACACAGCCGCTGTTGGCGCAGGAGTTTATCTAAGTAACGTACTTGCAGGTGAACTAAGTACAGTAAATAGTACAGCTAATAATGCTACCCCAAGCAATAAAGTTGGAATTTTACTTAGCAAGCCAGTAAATGGCGTTGCTCTAATCAAACTCAACTTCTAATTTAAGGAGAATTATATAAAATGAAAATCAAATTAAAAAATACACCAGAGCAAGTTGAGCTTGTAAAAGCTATGGGCAGCAGAGATGCTACCGTAGCCCGCGAAGCTTCAGAAGCTTTTGCCGCTTTCATCGGACCAGTCGTAAGTAAGGTTCTAATGCAAGCTGGCACAGCTAGTGCAATCTACACTGATGCACCTTATGATGAAGACGATAATCCTAGTCTCCCTCTCGACCTATGGTTTGACCAAGGTCAAGATTATGTTACAGTTTGGAGTCAAAATGTAGCAGGTGGACTTCCTTCTTCCTCAGTTGAAGGTTTCAGTGAGCTAAAAATCTCCACATACCGCCTCGATGCAGCAGTCAGCTTCCTAAAGCGCTATGCTCGTAGTGGCCGTATTGATGTAGTTAGTAAAGCAGTAGAGAGAATGAGCAATGAAGTTCTTGTAAAACAAGAACGTAATGCTTGGGCAGTAGTATTGAAAGCCCTTGCAGAAGCTCGTACTCCAGCCGTTGGCACAAACAACGGTGTACCTGGTGGTCAAATCATCAACGCTGCAACAGCTGGTACATTCGCATTGGGTGATTTAAACAATCTAATGACACTAGTAAAAAGAATTAATACTTCTTACGCTGGTGGTACAACCACTGATTCATTCGGACTAACTGATCTATTTATTAGTCCAGAAATCAAGGCTGATATCCGTGCATTCGCTTATCAACCATTCACCACAACTGGCACAGCAGGAACAAATCTTCCTGATGGCGTCCGTGAAGAAATCTATCGTGGTGCAGGAGCTCAAGAGCTTTATGGCGTAACCCTCCATGAACTCGTTGAACTAGGCGTAGGTGCTAAATACAGCGCTCTATTTGACGCATTCAAAGGTTCACAAACTTTTGACAGCGTTACAAAAGAACTAGTAGTCGGTCTTGATCTAAGCAGAGAAGGCTTCATCCGCCCAATCGCTCGTCAAAACGAAACTGGTGGAACATTCACTGTTCTTCCAGATGATCAATTCGTTGCTCGCTCTGAGAAAACTGGTTTCTACGGTTCTCTCGAAGAGGGTCGCGTTTGTATCGATGCTCGTGTAATCTCTGGAATCATTGTCTAATTAAAATTAGATAAAAGATTAAAGGCCCAGTAGGTTTATCCCTACTGGGTCTTTTTTTGCATAAAAACATTAGAAATTGGCGCTATTAGATTTATAATATATTAAGGAGATATTATGAGCAGAAAAAAAGTAAATTTAGAAAATATGAATCAAACCCATGGAAAGATTGAAAATATTCAATATAAAACACTAGATCAAATTTGGGGCGATAATGGCAGTGGAAGATACCAAACAACTGATGAGAAGGAATATGTTAATTTTCTTAGCGAAATGAATAAGAGCGATCTACAAGCTCACGCAAATAAAATTGGTTTAGTACCAATTGATAATCGTGAAACTCTCACAAAAAGATTAGTTGCAGAATTTAGAAAGTACGTTTCACTTTACAAGATTCCAAAATCAAAAGATAATACTGTTACTTTAAATAAAAAAGCAAAAGATATTTTATCAGAAGGTAAATAATTTCTTTTGGTTAAAATCTTCCTACACATAAAGATATAAGTGTAATAATCATAGTAAATGAGTATTACTACTGGTAATCTATATCTTCAAGTTTATAATAATCAAAACGGGACTTTTGTTGAAGTTCCATCTGATGAATCAAGAATAAGTCTTTATTCTGGACCAACTGGCAGATCTTCTAGACCCTGGACATCTAAGTTTAATGGATTTGAATTTTCTAGACCAATAAGAACAACTAGTTTAGAAATGGTGCCGATTAGTATTGGTGCTTCTAATATCAGTGGTAGTGGAATTTATAATACTAATATAGGATTGTATAATGTACACACTTTAAGAAGACAAGATCTCATAACTGGAAAAACAATAGGAAGTCATAATATTGGTTTTATGAATTATGCAACAGATTCAATAAATAGCTACAATTTAGGTTCTCTTAATAGATTAAGAAAATCTATAGAATCTTATGATATTGGAATGGGTAATATAAATTCTGGAGCACTTCATTCATTTAATTTTGGTTATTCAAATATATTATTAACTGGAATAGATTGTTATTTAATTGGAAAAATAAATTATTTAAATAGCGGTAATAATTTTATTTCAATTGGTTCAAATAATATTCAAAATACAATAACAAATTCATTAAATCTTGGATCAGCTAATACAATCTCCCAATCTAATCAACTGGTTCTTCTTGGAAATGGAAATCAAATAAGCACTGGGTTTAAAATATTCAATTTAGGAGAAACTAATACTTTAACAGATAATAATTTATTATTTGTATTTGGAAAAGATAATATTTTTACAAATTCCGCCAATCAAATATGTATTGGTCATACAAATACTTCAAATTATGGAACTTTGAATGTGGTTTTTGGAAAAAATAATCTATTAAACGGTACAGGAAATTATATATTTGGCGAATCAAATACTACCAATGGTTATAATGGAGAAATTAATGGTAAAGAGAATAAATTATCATCAAATTCACAGCAAGATATAATTTTAGGAGATATAAATATTTTAAGCGGAACAACTAGTAATACTATCATTGGATCAAATAATTCTTCTGATTCATATTTATATATACCATATGCTTCTGGTATTTTTATAACTGGTTCATACGGAGAAACTAAATTAAATAAAATATATTTAACTGGCGCAAATGCTACTGGATTTTTTAAATTTATAGCAGATACGGCGGTAGGATATAATTTATATACAGGATTTACTTTTAATGGATTATATACAACTACTGATTTTATTACATATAGCAATAAATTAGGAACAGGATTAAACAGTGGCATTTATGGAAAAATTAATTATTATACTTCAGGAAATCCTTATACAAATGATAATGGTTGGATATTGACTTTAGATTTAACTAATGATGTTGGTGGCACGTTTCCAGCTTATAGTTCTTATGATTTAACTGGATGGAGTGGTTTAAGTAATTATTTAGGAGCACCTTATAGTTTTAATCCAAGTCCGATTGGAATATTAACTGGTTATATTAATGATAATGTAAATGGATATTATAATCGAGGAAGTAATTTCGCAAATCCAACTTTTAGTAATAATAAAGGACATACAATAACTTATGATATTGTTAATGGTTGGAGTTTGTATTATAATAATGTTAGAACAGGAAATTTATCTACAATTATTGAAAGAATTTATAGTGAAATTAATGGAACTAATTTTACTGGATGGAGTGGATTAAAATCATATAATTCTGGATCAGAAAGAATTGCTACTGGTATTCCCTATCTAAATCAACTTGATCCAATTGGTGGGAATTCTAATTTTTATGTTGGTAATAATAATGCTGGAACAATAAATAATTTTTCTTATATTTTTGGAAATGAAAATTCTCTATATGGAAATTTAAATTCATATGCTATAGGAAAAAATAATACTTTAGAAAATTCAATATCATCTTATGCACTTGGCGAACTTAATTCTGTTTATGGTTATCAAAATTATGTTATTGGAAGTAATAATGAAATAAGATCTGGAGATTATAATTCTATATTTATTGGAATTAATTATACACCAACAGGAAATAATAAAGTAGCAACAATTTCTTTAGCTTCTGTTGAAAATAAAATAGAAATTAGTCCATCTGAAATAAGACTTGATTCTACAAATAGACCTAAAATTAATGGTCAAAATATCATAATTCAAAGTGAATTTGATACTATATCAAATGCTTTAGTTCAGAATGGACCAGCATTTCCAAGCAATATATTTCAAGATACGTATTATGATAAATTAGCAGATAGAATATCTATATCAGGCTTTACATATAATTCTGGAGCTTATACTAATTTAGTATCTAATCCTCAAAATTTTGGTGGAACTTCAACTTTATTTTTAAATAATTTTAATATATATGGTACTACTTCTTATACTGGAGTTAGTGGCTTTAATATAATATATGGTAATCATACTAATCCTAAATTCTCGCCAGCATGGTTAGTTGTCGATAGTTCAACTTCTGGCGTTTATTATAAAAATGATATTACTCCATATAATAGAACTCCTCAAAGTGGATGGTATGTTACTGGGTTTAATGACGGTACTAGTTTATATACTGGAATCAGTACTAATTTTGGAGCAGATCTTGTAATGGGGACTAGACAAGGATATATATCTGTTAGATCGGCATCATTTGGAACATTTTATCTACCATATTTTTATTAATTTTAATATATTCTTGAGATAAATGTGTAATTTTCTATATGGCAAGCTCATATAATATAGAAACTATACAAGGCGATGTTTTAAATTTAACTCTCACAGTAAAAGACTCCTATGGTAATAATATCAATTTAAGTGGGTATGATGTTAGGGGTCAAGTTAGGTATAGTTACTCTTATAGTGAAGATTCTACGCTTTTATTACAATTTAATCCAAGTATTTATAGTGGTACTTATGGAGAATACTTTTCTTCTGGAATAATTAATATAAATGTTGGCTCATATCAAACACAAAATTTACCAATAGGATCATTTGTTTATGATATAGAAAGATATCAAGCATCTAATATCACTGGAGATGCTATTAAATTATTAAGAGGTAAATTTATAGTTTCTCCAGAAGTAACAATATAATTTTATGGCAGATTATAATGTATCTGTAAGCATACCAAGCCCTATTAACACTAATGTTATAGCTCCGTCTTATGCTCAAGCTGCCACAATAACAATGAATGGTCCTGGTCCACAGGGGCCAATCGGTCCAAGTGGACCAAGTGGAGTTATTAATACTGGTGAATTAGATTTAAGATATGTTAAAATAACTGGCGATCAAAATATATATAATACAAAAAATTTCTTAATTAGACCAACTGTAGGTGGAACAGGTGTAGTTTTACAAGGTGAAGGTGCAGGTGGAGTTAATGTTCAAAATCAAGGAAGTAATTTAGGTTCGGCTGGAATATTAAATTTTGCTGGAGCAGGAGTTAATACTACTTTCGCAGGAGGAACTGCTACAATCAATATTCCAGGAGGTGGAGGTTCAGCAAATCTTCCAGATACAATAGTTTATACAACAGGTAATCAAATAATCAGTGGAGTTAAAACTTTTGATACTTTTCCAATTGTAAGTGGAAATAAATTAATAACTGGATTAGATGCAAGTATTTATGCTACTACATCAAATTTATTTACGACTGGTAGCACGCTTGCAACTGCAGATCGTAACTATAGCGGTTGGGCTGCGAATACATACGCAACTACTTCGAGTTTAAATTCTTACGCTACTACTGCGAATTTATTTACGACTG